GATAACTTTAACTAAAATTGCATCAGAAGCTGAAGGTGAGTTTAAAGAATTTATTGATGCAATAGTTAGGCACAATGCAGTGGATACATATTTAAATACATTTGTAGAGGGACTAAAAAATTTTACAAATGATAGAGGATTCTTACATCCTAAATTTATGCAAGCTGTAACTGCAACTGGTAGACTATCTAGTAGAGATCCTAATTTTCAAAACCAACCAAGAGGTAAAACATTTCCCATAAGAAAAGTTGTTACATCTAGATTTGAAAAAGGCAGTATACTTGAGGTAGACTTTGCACAATTAGAATTTAGAACAGCAGTTTATTTAGCACAAGATAAACAAGGTATGGAAGATATAAAAAATAAAATAGATGTTCATCAGTACACTGCAGATATTATAGGTGTGTCTAGGCAAGATGCAAAGGCACATACATTTAAACCTTTATATGGTGGTGTGACTGGTACAGAAGATGAGAAAAGATATTACTCTAAATTTTTAGAAAAATATAAAGATATAAAATTATGGCACGATACATTACAAAGTGAAGCTATTAGATTTAAAAGAATTAAACTACCAACAGGTAGAGAGTATTCATTTCCATATGCAGAACGAACACCTTGGGGTGGGTCAACATATGGTACACAAATAAAAAATTATCCTGTACAAGGTTTTGCAACAGCTGACATTGTACCACTTGCTTGTATAAATATTTATAAACTTATGCAAGAACAAAAGGTAAAAAGTTTACTTGTAAATACAGTTCATGATTCTATCGTAGCTGATATTTATCCTGGAGAAGAAGATGTGATGAGTAAGATATTTAAACAGGGCACAGCAGATGTAATACCTGCATTAAAACAGTATTACAAAATTGATTTTAATGTTCCGCTTGACACTGACCTTAAAATCGGTAATGATTGGTTAAATATGAAGGAGGTTTCATGACCAAAGAAATAGATGCATTAGAGACAATGGATGATTATTCTGATGATCAGTATTCTGCTTTTTTAGAATACACTGCGTTAAAAGATCAATGCATGATAGAACCAACAACACTGTACTTAGATAATACTCATGAATTTTTTTCAGAATGGAAATACTTTGCACAGTCTGATGGTTTAGAAATTAAAATAATAAATGGAGAAACTAGAATATGTTAAATTCAATATGGACTTATATATGTGCGAGTGCGACACTATGCGTTATATTATTTGCAATATATTTAACTTTGAGTTTATTTTTTTATTGATTTTTTTTGCAAAGTATGGTATATAATATTATTAATAAGGAGGGCAAATGTCTGATAATAATTTAGTAAATATAAAAAAGATGTCTGATGAGCAAATTATGCAAGTCATAGGACAAGATGATGGTTCTAACTTAGGTATTAATATACCTAGATTAGCAATCAATCGTACACCAGAAGATGATGATGGTAATCAATTACCAGTTGGTCATTTTTATGCATACGATTCTAATGTAGGTCAAAATGTTTTTGGTAAACCAGTTACATTTAGACCATTTATAAGTGCAATGCAGTATATGCATTACGATGCAGATAAAGGTGAATATGTTAATAGATCAATTATATTTAAAAGCTGGAAAGAAGAAGCTATTGATATACTTGGTGGAACTAGATGTGGTAAAATACCATTTAAGGATAGGTCAACTTTAACTCCAGAAGAGTTAGAGAGACAGAGAACTATAAGATGTTATAAGTTAGTTTATGGTTTATTGAGTATTCCTAATGGAACTACATCAAATGCAAAAGCACATAATGTAGAGAACTTACCTGTATTGTATAGGGTAACTGGCACAGCATTCTCACCTGTTAGTGCTGCTTTAGATCAATTAAAGAAAAGAAAAAAGTTAATGTTTAACTGCACTTTTACTTTAAATACTAAAAGACAGAAAAAAGGTGGCAATGTGTTTTATGTTCCAGAGATAGGAGTTAATGCAGATGAGAATCTACAATTATCTGATAATGATATGGAAACCTTAAAAGTATTTCAAGAATCAATTGATACTGAGAATACTGAAATAATTGCAGGGTACAATAAAGCTAAAAACAAAGCCAGTAATAGCGAAGATAGTATAGATGCGAAGATAGTAGAAGAAGTAAATGATGATTCTCCAGAGAATGTATTATCATCGTAATGAATACTATACTCTTAAAGGTACAGCAATACTTAGATAATGTATCAAAAAATCCTGTACAGCTAGACAAACAGCTAGTGCAAGAGTTTGGTGAGGCGTGTAAAAACGCCTTACTTAAACAGTTTGAGGGTGATAGAAGAGGTAAGTTTGAACCTAGAATGTCTAATGTGGGTAGACCTTTGTGCCAACTGCAAATGGAAAAATCAGGTATGAAAGGTGAAGGTCAACCTTATAATATCAAAATGAGAAATACATTTGGAGATATAATAGAAGCACTAGCTATTTTAGTTATGAAATCAGCAGGTGTAAATATTACAAATGAACAAAAAAAATTAACTTATAAATTTAATGGAGATAAAATTGAAGGCAGACAAGATGTTGAAATTGATGGGAAAGTGTGGGATATTAAAAGTGCGTCACCATATTCCTTTGAAAAAAAATTTGGAGAAGCTGGGGGATTTAATGAAGTTACACGAGAAGATTCCTTTGGTTATGCATCACAAGGATTTTTGTATGGTGAAAGCCAAGATAAAAAATTTGGTGGGTGGATAGTTATTAATAAATCTACAGGTGAATGGACAATTTGTGAAACGCCTTCTGCTGTAGAAGAACATAAACAAAAAGCTATAAAATTAGCTAAAGATAATTTTAAAGCATTAAAAGATAATGTTCCTTTTAAAAAATGTTATGATGATGTTGCAGAAACTTTTAGAAGTAAACCTACTGGTAATAGAGTTTTGGGTTTTGTATGTTCATACTGCCCATACAAGCTTCCTTGTTGGGGAAGAGACAAGTTGCAGTTGTTACCACAACAGCAATCTAAAGGAAAGAATCCGAAATGGGTTTGGTACACTACTGTAACAAATCCTAAGGAGGAAACCACTGAGTATGGTGGAGATTAGTTTGAGGGGTCTATTCTCCGCCATCTCTTGTTATGTTATACTTTGTATTATTTAAAAATAAAAAAGAAGAAGATTATAAAATGTTTACAAATGAAATATTTAGTAGAGAAAAAGATGCAGAAGAGTTTGGTAAAAAAAGTATGAAAAGAGGTTATGAACATAAAGTTATTGAATATAATAAAAACAATATAGATAAGTATTGGTACAAATGAAAAAGACAAGCGAATTAAATTTTATAAATTCTGTTAAGGTAATAGTTAGTCCTTGGCAAAAAGGTTTTACATGTGGTATAATTATGGATAGTAAATCTAAAATGTCCACTGAGCAATATGAATTATGTTCTACGATAGCTAGAGGCATGATAAAAATGGCAACTACTGACCCTCACTCTACATTTCTTTGGGGACTTCGTGGCTTTGCTGAAGACAAGAAAAAAAATACTAAAGATTTAAGTATTAGTTCCGTAGCAGAATTTGATGATGAATCTAATGTTGTTGATTTTCTTGAATATTTAAAAATGAAAAGAGATAAGGAGTTAAACTAATGGCAACGCACTTAGTTATGGGTGACCCTCATTGCACACCCAAAGCAAGCAATGATAGATTTCTGTGGGCAGGTAGATTAGCTGCAGAGTTTAAAGTAACTCATGTGGTATGCATGGGTGATTTTTGTAGCATGGATTCTTTATCCTCATATGATAGAGGTAAGAAATCATTTGAAGGTAGAAGATATCAAAAAGATATGAAGCATACACATGAAGCTTTATCTTTATTTAATAAAGGTTTAGGTAATCATAAACCACTTAAGACTATGATACTAGGTAATCACGAAGATAGAATTGATAGATTCATAGATGAGAATCCAGAGTTAGACGGATCTATAAGTATAGATGATCTTAAATATAGTAAGTATGGATGGAAACAAAGTCCATATAAATCTATAAAAGTAATTGATGGTATACATTATTCTCATCATTTACCATCTGGCATAATGGGTTCTGCAATATCTGGTGAAAATATTGCAAGATCTATATTGACAAAGCACAAGGTTTCTGCTAGTGTAGGTCATAGTCATTTATTAGATTATGCTATTTCTACTTTACCTAATGGTAAAAAATTGCATGCATTATCTGCTGGATGTTATTTAAATCATAAAGAGCATTTTGCAAGAGATACTCAGCATATGTGGTGGAGTGGTTTAATTATTAAAAGAGAAGTTAAAGATGGTAATTATAATTTAGAAACAATAGATATTAAAACTATTAGGAGGGAATATGGCAGAAGATAAATCTTATGTGTTTGAAGAACCCATAGATTCTAAAAGAACATATAAATATGAAAAAGATCATACACATGATATATCTTATGAGAATGAAAGAAAACATAATAATGTTCATTCACCTTCTCACTATAAACATGGTAAGAAAGAAACTATAGAAGTTATACGAGATTGTATGACTAGTGATGAGTATCATGGGTACTTAAAGGGTAATGTTTTAAAATATGTTTCTCGTTATAAATTTAAAGGAGAACCATTAGAAGATTTACAAAAAGCTAATTGGTATTTAAACAGACTAATAAAGGAGGTCAGTAATGGGACAAGTTAAAAATGCAATAATAGAAGTAGATGATTTTGTATCTGGATGTGTAAGAGATGGCAGAACTCTTAATCAAACTATAAGAGATGCTAGAGAATCTGAAGCTGCAAAACATAATCCATATCTTATTGATGTAGATATGGTAGAAAATAAATACTATCAATTTAAAGGAGATAACCAGTGAGAGAACTTATAGTAAATGCACTTAATAAAAAATACGAATCACAAATAGCAGAGGCAAAAGCGGTTATAACTATATACATGGAAAAATCTGTAGGTATAGGAGAGCATCCGCAACACTTAGAAGAAATAGACAAACAACTAAGCAAGATAGCAGAAGCAGAAGATAAAAAAAAAGTATTATTAAATACTTTTGATGAATCAATACCATTTTAATAGGAGGACAAATGGATAAAAAAAATACAAAAACACAGCCTAGAGTTTACACTATTAACTCTGAACAACTAATGGATATCATGAGATACTTAATGACTAGACCTTATGGTGAAGTTGTTAAATTAATGAATACTCTATCTACATTAAACCCACAAGGATTTGATGGAGGTGAGAAAGATGAAGGAAAGAAGTAAACAATATTTAGGCTTATTGTTTGAATTAAAAATAAGTTTAAATGAAAAAAATTCCATAGTGATTGATTATGGTGGTAAACCTGTAGGTAAAATTAGAGAAGCACTGAAGGGTTTACCATACCATGGTAATCTCTGTGCAGCAATAATTAATCATTCTAATTCTGTAGGTAAAAAATTAGAAGAAGATATAAAACAAATAATACAAAACATATAGGAATACAATGGCAGATAAAAGAAATATAAAAGCTTTAATAGAAAAAGAAGCACCTAATCTTAATAACTTATTAGATCCAGAAGAAGTTAAGATATTTAAAAATTTAACAGATGAGTTAAGAGATACTTGGACTAAAAA